CCCTTACTAGTAAGAACACCAAATAACGAATGGATACCTAGTTTTGGTACTCAGATATACAAAGCTTTATTTAATGTCAAAACTTACATTATCACAACTAACGAAAACGGTATTCAAGAAATATCTATAAAAGGTATTCCCCCTGTAAAAACAGATACGTTAGGTCGTAAATGGATAAGCTGGGTGGACACACCGCAAACTAGTTTAAAGGAAATGGACGTTGCTAATAAGTTTGTATTTATAGGAGTTACTGCTAACGGGGTTATGCCACAGATAGCAACTCCAGTAGGATTATTAGAACCACATAAAATACAATCAGCTCTAGCAGAATCTATACTTATACAAGACAGCCCATACATACCTGACTGGTCTTTAGCTTTAGAGTTATTGATATTTACTGTAGGTGTATTATTAGTCTGGTTTATATTACAGTTGCTAGGTATAAGTACAGGAGTTATTAGTGGTGGGTTGGTTTTAGTTAGTACCGCTGGGTTAGGTTATTATTTGATTAACAAAGGTTTATTGATTGATGTGACATGGACTTTGATTTCTGAGTTTATTGCTGCATCAATAGCTTTTTACCTTAGGTTTAGAGAACAGTTTAAGTTACGTTTACAAATCAAAAAACAGTTTGAACATTACCTTGATCCACGTCAAGTAAAACGTCTACAGAAAAACCCAGAGCTATTAAAACTAGGCGGTGAAAAAAGATATGCTACTTTCTTATTCACTGACGTAAGAGGGTTTACTTCACTAAGTGAAAGCGTTGAACCGGAACAGGTAACATACATAATGAATAAAGCACTTACAGCTCAACAGTCAGCCGTACAAAAATATGAAGGAATGGTTGATAAATATATTGGTGACGCCATGATGGCTATATTTAATGCTCCTATAGATCTTGATAAGCATGAAGATAAGGCTATTGAATGTGCTTTAGAAATACAGAAAAACATGATTGAATTAAACCGTGAATTAGTAGAGGAAGGACTACCTAGTATAGCTATCGGCATAGGTATAAACTCAGGTGACGCTATTATAGGAAACATGGGCAGTGACTCAAGGTTTGATTACACAGCTATTGGTGACGCAGTTAATACTGCAGCAAGACTTGAAAGTTCTACTAAAGAGGTGGGGAAAGATTTAATTATAGGTCAAAACACTAAACAAAAGTCTAAATTTAAGTTAAAATTATTGAAACCTATAAAAGTTAAAGGTAAAGCGAAAGCATTAGAAATTTATACGTATGAAAAAAATTAAGAACATTATCAAATTAGGCATACACTGGGTTTTACACCATATATGGAGACGCTATAAAGTTACAGTATCTTTTAATAAAGAGTACGGAGACTCAGATGATACGGTACACATAACAAAAAAGATAATTGTTCAAAAAGAGAATCATTTAAAATTTCGTAACGAAAAAAATAGAGAAATAGAGTATCGTAGTTCAGGTGGACTTAATTACATTATCGAGGAACTTTAATGCAACAATTTTTAATAGCAATAATATTAGTTTTAGGTTTTAGTTCTTATTACTTATTCAATGAAAACAAAACACTTACTACAAATAATGCTTTATTAGAAGGAGCTATAGCAACACAAGAAGAAGCAATCAAATCTATACAAGAAGACTTTGAGTTACAAACAGGACAATTAAATGAGTTAAGTATTAAAAGCCAAGCAGCACAAAGAGAGTTAAATAGATATACACAATTTATACAGAACTATGAACTGTCAGCAAAAATACTTGCTGACCCAGTAGAAATGCAAAGGAAAATAAATAATGGCACAAAACATATCATGGAAGAAATCGAGAAACTTAGCGGTACAGTTGACTCTCTTGATGACGGTTTGCAGTTGCAGTCTGATTCCTAGTAAACAGATTGAGGTTACGGCAAAACCTATAGAACGAAGAATAGTTCAACCAGTTATGCCTAGAGAAATAGATCTTAAAGAACCTATGTGGATTGTGGTTACTCCAGATAACTGGGAAGATCAATTAGCAAAGATAGAAGAACAAGAAGGGGAGTTGGTATTTTTAGCAATGACAATACCAGATTACGAGGTCATGGCTTATAACATGCAAGAATTAAAAAGGTATATAAATGAACTTAAAGAAGTTATTGTGTATTATAGAAAGGTTACTATTAAAGAAGAGGAGTAAAGATATGAATATATCACAAGAAGGGTTATCATTAATTAAAAAATTTGAAGGGTGTGAATACAACGCATACAAATGTGCTGCTGGGGTATTGACTATAGGCTATGGTCATACTGCTGGTGTTAAAGAAGGAGACTTAGTAACTCAACAAGAAGCAGATAAAATACTAGAAGAAGACATGAAAGAGTACGAAGGGTATATCAACGATTATGTGACTGTTGACCTTGATCAGAATCAATTTGATTCTTTAGTAAGTTGGGTCTTCAATCTTGGACCAGCTAATCTAAGAGCATCCACTATGCTTAAAGTACTGAACAACAAAGAATATGAGGAAGTCCCAAATCAAATGAAACGTTGGAATAAAGCAGCAGGAAAAGTTTTAGAAGGTCTGATTAGACGTAGAGAAGCAGAATCTTTATTGTTCCAAGATAAAGAATGGCACGAGGTGTAATATGCCGTTAAGTAAGTTTGTATTTAAACCAGGAATTATGCGAGAAGGTACTGCCTACGATAATGAAGGTGGGTGGTTTGATTCAAATTTAGTTAGGTTTAATGCCGGTAGACCAGAGAAGATAGGCGGATGGCAAAAAGATTCTATCAATACTTTTTTAGGTACTTGTCGTGCGTTACACTCTTGGGTTTCTTTAGACGGAAGTAAGTTCTTAGGACTAGGAACTCATTTAAAATACTATATATTAGAAGGAGATACTTTTAACGATGTTACCCCAATTAGAGCCACCACAACTAATGGTATTGTTTTTTCTGCTACTAATGGCAGCAGTACTATAACCGCAACTGATAGTGCTCATGGAGCAGTATCGGGTGATTTTGTAACTATATCTGGTTCTGCTAGTTTAGGTGGTCTTGTTACTGCTGCGGTATTGAATCAAGAATATCAAATACTTTCTGTACCTACTACTAGTACTTTTACCTTTACTGCTAAAGATACTAGCGGTAACACAATAACAGCTAACTCAAGCGATAGCGGTAACGGGGGAAGCGGTGTAGACGGTGCGTTCCAGATAAACATAGGTTTAGACGTGTATGTTCAATCAACGGGTTTTGGTTCTGGACAATATAACACAGGTACATGGGGTTCAGTTACTGCTCTATCTAAAACTAACCAGTTACGTAATTGGTCTCACGACCATTTTGGGGAAGACTTGATAATAGCTGTGCGTAACGGTGAGATTTTTTATTGGGATAAAACTGACGGGGTACAAACCAGAGCCGTAGCTTTAACAGGTATAAGCGGAGCTAGTTTTGTTCCTACTATTTGTTTAGGGGTTACTGTCTCGGAAACTGATAGGCACGTTATAGTTTTAGGGGCTGACCCTATAGTCGGGGATGCTAGAACTGGGGTTCTTGACCCTATGTTAGTATCTTTTAGTGACCAAGAAAACCCGTTACAATTTGAGCCACTTGACACTAATACTGCTGGAGATTTAAGATTATCGGAAGGTAGTTTAATAGTAGGCTCAGTAAAAGCTAGACAAGAAACTTTGATATGGACAGACACAGCTTTATATAGTATGGCTTTTATTGGACCACCGTTTACTTTTGGTCTTAATCTAATAAACAATAATACAGGTCTTATATCACCTAACGGGGCTATTACGTCACCTAACGGTGTTTACTGGATGGGTTACGATAACTTTTACGTGTATAACGGTAGCGTTCAAAAAGTACCTTGTAGCGTACTTAGTTATGTTTTTGATGATCTTAACAGCGGTCAAGTATACAAAATAAATGCATTTACTAATAATGCCCATGATGAAATAGGTTGGTTTTATCCTTCTGCTAATTCAACTGAAGTGGACAGATATGTTGTGTATGATTATAACGATAACGTTTGGAGTTACGGTGAGTTAAGTAGAACCGCTTGGTTAGATGAAGGCACAGTAGACTACCCTAGAGCCGTAAGTGAGAACTATCTATATGAACATGAGTTTGGTTTTAACGATGATGGTAACCCTATGACTAATGTATTTATAGAAAGTAGTGATTTTGATATAGGTGATGGTGAACAGTATGCATTCTTTAGTAAAATTATACCAGATATCAAATTCTTAAATAATAGCGGTGGCGGTAAAGTTAATTTAGTTTTAAAAACTAGGGACTTCCCTGGGGATACGCTTACTACTAATAGCACTAACGCTATAGCTAGTACAACTCAACAAGCACACATAAGAGGTAGAGCACGACAAGCTGTGATACGTTTAGAGTCAGATGATACAAATACAAATTCAAGTAATGATGATACTGGTTGGAGATTGGGTGCTACTAGGTTAGATATAAAAGGTGACGGTAGAAGATGAGTAGGCTCTTAGCTACTAGACTACCCCAGTCTATGGAGGAGTCAGTAAAATCTGAAACTTACAATAGATTAATCAGGGTTTTAGAGCTCAACTTAGGTACGTTTGACCCTGATAACACAAGACAGATTAATCAAGTAGAAAGAGATACTCTTAGGTTTAATATTGGTAGTGTTATTTGGAACACTACTATTGGTGTATTACAGGTTTGGACTGGTCACTACTGGTTAGACATTGGTGAACGGTTAATTGACCTTGGTTACGAGGCTACAGCCAGTTTAGGTAGTGTAACGGTTACTACTAATGGTGACGTTTCTATAAACATAGGAAGTAATAATTCTGGTTATGGTGTAGAAGCCTACTATACATAGTAGAAAGTTGTATATATAATAAATAGATGTTCAATAAGTAGATAATATGGGCGGTTTAAAAAGTGTAGCTAAAAGTCTTAAGAGGTTCGTAAAGAAGAACACAAAAGAGATCGCAACTATTGCAGGCTTATTTATTCCTGGAGTCGGTCCAGTTTTAGGTGCAAGTATAGGTAGAGGTATAGGTGGACTAGCTGAAGGTGAAGACCTCGGTGAAGCAGCAATGGCTGGTGCACAAATATATGCTGCTGGTAGTATGATGAAAGGTGCTGGTTTTGGCTTTGACGGTACAGCATCAGGTACAGCAAAATTTTATAATTCCGCAAATGCTGGGGTTAGTGGTACTGGTATAACTGGATTTTTTGAAGGCGTAGGTGCTAATACAGCTGCAGCTCTAGGTGCAAATGTTCCTGGTGCTGGTGGTGTTGCAGGTGCTCCGGGAACTTTAGCCACTATAGGTGAAGGTTATGAAGGGCTGAATATTTTACAAAAAGCAGGAGCTGGGCTTATAGGAGCTAGTGGAGTTAGTAGTCTTACTGGTGGTTTTGGTGATGATGAAGCAGCGGCAATGCCCGGACCAATAGATCAAAGTGGGTATCTTACTCGAGGTTTAACCCCTGCTCAATTAAGTGACGTTTACGGTACTAAAGGTTCAGGTACGGGGATAACCGGTAGTATGCCTAGTTTAGAACAATCTTATGACTATGACCCTGTCAATTCTAGTATAGCGGAACTATTAAAACAACAAGATGAATACGAATTAGAGTTCCCTGAGTTCGCTAGAGTAGGTATGAATAGGGGTGGAGCTTTAGGCATGTCACCTGCTATACAAATGGGTACAGATATACAACAACTACAACCTATTATGAATGATATGTCACAACCACCACCGGTGCAAATGCTTAAACCATTTCCTTCACTTAGTCAACCATTTCAACAAAGGAGAGGGGCACAAGGAGACGTTATGAGTGCATTAAGACCCGTAGGTGATTTTATAAAAGATAGATTAAATACCGATGAGGTTGATTCTACTCTACAAGAGTTTGCTCAAACT